TGCTGGTTCAGGTGTACGAGAACTGGCTGGATATGGCGCTGCTGCGCGGCGCCATCCTGCTGCCCAACGGCAGCGCGCTCCCTCTGGCCAAGAAAGCCAAGTTCACCGAACACCTGTGGCAGGGCCGGCGCTGGCAATGGGTCGACCCGCTCAAGGACATGGCCGCCAACGTGCTGGCCATCGAGAACGGCCTGGCCAGTCCGCAGCAGATCGCTGCGCAAACCGGCCGCGATGTGGACGAAGTCATCGACGACCTCGCCACCTTCCAGCAATTGCTCAAGGCCAAGGGCGTCACGCTCACCGGCACCACCGTGCCCACCAGCGCCGTGGCCAGTGCAGCCGCGGCGGATGGCGGCGATGCCACGCCGGCAAAAAAGCCGGCGGGCTAGCAGAAACGGTTTGCCTTAGTCATTTCCACGGAAGCCCAGAACATGACCGCCATGACCATGCAAAAGCCCGCAGAACTGAACCCCGGCAGCAAAGGCGAACGCTTCCTGCGCCTGGACGCCGAGCGCGCCACGATCGACGAAGCCGCGCGCACGGTCACGCTGGCCTTCGCCAGCGAAACTCCGGTGGACCGTTACTGGGGTGTGGAAATCCTCGACGTGCAGTCCCGCAGCATCCGCCAGACCCGACTCAAGAGCGGGGGCGCGGTGCTGATGGATCACGACATGCGCGACCAGGTGGGAGTGATCGAATCGGTACAGATCGGCGCGGACAAGGTTGCCCGTGCCGTGGTGCGCTTCGGCAAAAGCGCGCGTGCCAGCGAAATCTTCCAGGACGTGGTGGATGGCATCCGCCAGAACGTGTCCGTCGGCTACTTCGTCCATGACGCCCGGCTCGAATCCGAGACCGACGGCGTTGGCACCTATCGCGTGGTCGATTGGGAGCCCTACGAAATTTCCATGGTGAGCGTTCCCGCCGACCCGCAGGTCGGTGTGGGTCGCAGCGCCCAACCCCTTGCCAAACCCGTTTCGGAGAAAACCATGAGCAACGAAACCACCGCCGCTCCGGCGCCTGCCGCCCCGGTCATCGACACCGCCAAGATCACCGCCGATGCGCAGCGCAACGGCGCCGAGGGCGAGCGCAAGCGCATCGCCGACATCACCGCCGGCGCCGACCAGCTCGCCAAATACGAAGGCGTGCGCGAGATCGCCAGCGAGGCCATCCGCAGCGGCTGGACCATGGACCAGTTCCGCGCCAAGGCGCTGGAAAAGGTCACCTCGGCGCCGCTGCCGAACGCCAACATCGGCATGAGCGATGCCGAGGTGAAGCGCTACAGCGTCCTGCGCGCGCTCCATTGCATGGCCAACCCCACCGACCAGCGTGCGCGCGAAGCTGCCGCGTTCGAGATGGAGGTTTCCAACGCCGCCGCCGACAAGCAGCAGCGTGCCGTGAAGGGCATGCTGGTGCCGTATGACGTGCTGGCAGGCATGCAGCGCGCGGATGACCTGCTCAAGGGCACCGCCACCAAGGGCGGCAACCTGGTCGCCACCGACCTGCTCAGCGGCAACTTCATCGACCTGCTGCGCAGCAAGCTGGTGGTGAACCGCATGGGCGCGCAGTTCCTGAGCGGCCTGGTTGGCAATATCGCCATCCCGCGCCAGACCGGCGGCGCCACTGCCTACTGGGTGGCGGAATCCGGCGCCGGCACCGCCAGCGGCCAGACGTTCGACCAGGTGCCGATGTCGCCGAAGACCCTGATGGGCCGCACGCAGATCAGCCGCAAGCTGCTGCTGCAGAGTTCCATCGACTGCGAGAGCTTCGTTCGCAACGACCTCGCCACCGTGCTGGGCCTTGCCCTGCAGGCGGCGGCGATCAAGGGCGGCGGCACCAATGAACCCACCGGCATCCTCGGCACGTCGGGCATCGGTTCGGTGGTTGGCGGCACCAACGGTGCGGCGCCCACCTGGGCCAACATCGTGGCGCTGGAAACCGCGGTGGCCGTGGCCAACGCCGACGTGGGCACGCTCGGCTACCTGACCAACGCGGCAGTGCGCGGCAAGCTGAAGGTGACGGAGAAGTTCTCCACCACCAACGGCGCCAGCGTCTGGGCCGACGGCAACACGCCGCTCAATGGCTACCAGGCCGGCGTCACCAACGCGGTTGCCAGCAACGGTACCAAGGGCACGGGTACCAGCCTGTCGTCGATCATCTTCGGCAACTTCGCCGACCTGATCTTCGGTCTGTGGGGCGGTCTGGAGCTGCAGGTGGACCCGTATAGCGCTGGCGACAGCGGCAGCGTGATCGTGCGGGCCTTCCAGGACTCCGACATCGCGGTGCGCCACGCGGAGTCGTTCGCCGCCATGACCGACGCGATCACTGCGTAAGCCATGAACCTCTGGCCCGCCTTCGTTTCCGCGTCATCCGAACTGTTCGCCGCAATGGGCGAGCAGGGCACGGTGACGCGGGGCGCAGGCGGGCCGGTCGTGGTGCAGCTTTACGTCGACGACGCCGTGCAGGACGTTGGTCAATACGGCCGTGTGGTCGGCAGCAAACGCGTAGTCAGCGCCCTGAACACCGACTGGCTGCTGGCTCGCGGCGACATCGTCACCGTGCGCGGGCGAACCGCCAAGGTGGACGAAATCCTCACCGACGACGGGATCGTCAACACGGTGGTGCTCCATGGCTGAGTCCCGCAGCTGGGCCATCATCCTGGCGCTCGCCGCGCAGCTGGCCACCATCACGGTGGCCAACGGCTACTTGACGGATGTGGGCAACAACGTCTGGACCACCGACGGTCAGCGCCCCAGCGAGGATGCGCTGGGCCTGATGGTGTACAGCGAGGACATCGTGGGGCCGGGTCTTGACCGTGAGCGCCCGGGCAAGCCCGTGCGCGACTTCACCATGCTCGTAGAGGCCGCCATCGACACGGGCCTTGACGACGCGCAGCAGCAGATCCACGCCCTCATCGAAGACATCGAGGCGTGCATGGAGCGCTACGCCGAGTTTCAAGCTAGCACACCCGGCCTGCAGGTGACGCCGATGGTGGTTTCCGACATCGACATCCTGGACCGCCCGGAAGGCGCACCCATCATCGCCATGCAGGCGCGCATCGTTGCGAGGTATTTCCGCTGATGGCTCGTTATGGCGACTTCAGTGTGGACCTGAGTGGCGCACTTGATGCGGCCCAGGCGTTGAGCACTGTCCCCGGAAAGATTCTCCAGGCGCAAAAGCGTGCCGTGGGAACGCTGAAGCGACGCCTCGTACCGGAAGCAAGTCGCGACATCCGCCGGGAATACAACATCAAGGCGACGACAGCTCGGCAGCGTCTTCACATTTCACAGCGGCGCGACGGCATCGTGCTGACGGGCAAGGCCACAGGGGTCAGCTTGATGGCCTTCAACGCGCGCCAGAACCGCAAGGGCGTGAGCTATTCGATCTTGCGCGGGCAGCGTGTCGTTCGCGCGCACGCATTCATTCGAAAGACCCGGAGCGGCAAGGGTCCATTCGTTTGGATCCGACGCGAGGGGCACGACCGCCGCACGAATCAAACGCGGACGATCAATGTCTGGGGCGGCACAGGTCGTGGGTCGTATCAGGTGCTGGCGGGAAGCAATAGTGCATACAGCGACCAGCACGGCTATCCCATCTTTCAGCAGTTCGGCCCCAGCGTCGGCCAGATGCTCAAGCACGGCCGCCGCCCCGAGCGCCTGGCCGAGTTCGCCCTGCGCATCCTGCAATCCGAACAGAAGCGCCTGCTGGGGACAACCTGACCATGCAGATCATCTTGAACCACCCGCACACCCACGCCGGCAAACCGCATCCGGCGGGTGCCGAACTCACCGTTTCGCAGCGTGACGCTGAATGGCTGGTGTCCATCGGCGTGGCCAACTACAAGCCCGGCGTGCACAAGCGCTCCGGTGAACATTCCTCGGCGGTGCGTGGTGCCAACCCGGCGGCAGGTGAGCCCGCCGCCGGGGCCCGCAACGCCGCCCAACCCTCTGCCGACAACCCCGGAGATACCCCATGAGCGACAAATTCTTCTATGGCAAGGGCCGTGTCTCCCTGGCCGAGCTCGACGCCAGCACCGGCGTGCCGGGCGCGTGGCGCTACATCGG